TTATATTGATCCGATGAAGATCAAGAAGGTCCGTCAAAAAATCGACAACAAACCGAAAGACTCTCTAGCTCGTGAGGCAATCAAAGGCACTGCGCTTGAGTATGAATACGGTACGTTTGTTGACTACTATCTTTATAACCCAAAAGGTTTTTATAAGGGTGGTGTATTAGGACCAGTTGGCGATATGTCTTTGTCTCAGGGTGTCAAGATGGCAACTGATTCAATTACATTCTGTCCCTCTGGACTACAAGATTTAAACAAAAGAATGACTCTTGGTTTTCTTCACAAGTCAATCAAGACACTCAATCAACTCAGAATGATTGAAGATTCAATTGTTATCTACAGATTGTCTCGTGCTCCTGAACGTAGAATTTTCTACATTGATGTTGGTAATCTACCGAAGGTAAAAGCGGAACAATATCTTCGTGATGTTATGAGTCGCTATCGTAACAAGCTAGTGTATGACGCAAACACTGGTGAGATGCGTGACGACAAAAAGCACATGAGTATGCTAGAGGATTTCTGGTTACCTCGTAGAGAGGGTGGACGTGGCACTGAGATCACGACTCTACCTGGAGGACAGAACCTTGGCGAACTTAAGGACGTTGAGTATTTTAAAAAGAAACTTTATAACTCTCTCAATCTTCCTCCCTCTCGTCTCACAGACGACAATAAAGGATTCAATCTCGGTAAGACCACTGAAGTCCTCCGTGACGAACTTAAGTTCACGAAGTTCATTGGTCGTCTCCGTAAGAGATTCAGTGAGATGTTCCAAGACATGCTCAAGACTCAACTCATCCTTAAAGGAGTAATTGCTCCTGAAGATTGGGATGATATGAAAGAGCATATTCAATATGACTTCTTATTTGATAATCACTTTAATGAATTAAAAAACATTGAAATGATGAACCAACGTATGATGACTGTCAGTCAAATGGATCCTTTTGTTGGGAAATATTTTTCTACAGAATATATCCGTAAAGAAATTCTTGGACAAACTGCTAAGGATATGCGTGAGATTGATAAACAGATGAGGTCAGATATTGACACTGGTCTTGCTATCGATCCTGTAGAAGTCAATGTTCTTGATAACATGCAGCAAACAAATCAGGCACTCGCCCCTGAAATTCAAGGTATGCAAGCAGATGATGCTGCAGAAAGAGAAGCTGCCTCAGCTGATGCTGCGCTCGAAAGAGATTTAAAAAGAGCAAAATCCGCACCTAAACCTTCTCCAAATAATAAATAAAATATACTGAATCATTATTATGCCTGAAAACACTGAAGTTAATAACGAAGTAGGTGCTGTAGATATCGTTGGAAAAATCAATGATAATCAAAGAGCATCTGCAATCGATGCTATCCATGACATGTTATTTTCCAAAGCTTCCGAAGCTATGGCAGGTTACAAAAAAGTGGTAGCAAATACATTCTTTGACGAACCTACCGAAACGGAAGAACCCGATGAAACTGATAACGGAAACGATTGAAAACGTTAAACTCCTTACTGAGGAGAAGAACGGAAAAAAACTTCTGTATATTGAAGGTGTATTCCTTCAATCAGAACTAAAGAACCGCAATGGTCGTATGTATCCTTATAGTGTTCTTGAGCGAGAGGTCAAGAGATACAATGAAGAGTATGTACAATCTAAGCGTGCTTTAGGTGAACTCGGACATCCAGATGGTCCTACCATCAATCTCGATAGAGTGTCGCATAGAATTATTTCTCTCAAAGCAGAGGGTAATAACTTTATTGGAAAGGCACAAATTTTAGATACCCCAATGGGTAACATCGCTAAGAATCTACTTGGCGAAGGAGTTCAGTTAGGTGTTTCCTCTCGTGGTATGGGAAGCATTCAAAGAAGTGAAGACTGCAACGTTGTTGCAGATGACTTCATGCTTACAACTGCTGCAGATATTGTAGCAGATCCTTCCGCACCTGATGCTTTTGTAAATGGAATTATGGAAGGTAAAGAATGGGTATGGGACAACGGTCTTTTAAAAGAAAGAGAAGTTGCTAAATACCAGAGATACATGGAAGGTGCTAACCGCCGCTCCATGGAAGAGAAAACGCTCAAAGTGTTTGAGCATTTCCTCTCAAATCTTTGATTCTATAAATAAACTTAGATTAATAATACGGAAATTACGAGGTAAACTCAAATGTCAGACAAGCTTAACGAAAAGTTTGAGGAATTCGTTACCGAGCAAAAGGTGATCGTAGAGAACGCGGCAGATCCAATGCCTACTGTTTCTGCAACTGTTATCCCTGGCACTGGTAGTGAACCCACTCAGGTCTCTGACGCACAGACTAGTTCTGGTAGCGGCAAAGATCCCCAACCAAAAGTAGACCCTTCTGCTGCTCCAGCAGGTCAGTCAGTAACTGATCTTGGTGGTACATCGACTGCTCCTAACGAAGACGACGATGACGGCGAAGAAAATCCTGGCGCTAAAGCCGCTGCACCCATCTCTCAAGTATCGGGTGATCCTCAACAGCGTGCAGGCGACTCTCCTGATGCTGCCCCTTCAGTTGGTGCTGAAGTTGCATATGGAACCAAGGTAGGTTCTCCTGTTGGTTATCCTATCAAACCTTCGTTTGAGGAACTTGATGTTTCCGCTGACGTTGCTGCCCTAGTAGAGGGCACAGAACTCTCAGAAGAGTTTGCTGAAAAGGCAAAGACAATCTTTGAAGCTGCCGTTAAAGCAAAAATTTCTGAAGAGTATGACAAGCTTGTAGAACACTTTGCCACTGAATTGGATAAGCAAGTAGATGCCGCTAAGGCAGAACTATCCGAAGAAGTTAACGGCACTGTGAACTACGCCATCGGTACATGGATGGAGCAAAACCAAGTTGCTGTGGACCGTGGAATCAGAAATGAGATTACTGAAGACTTCATCGCAGGTCTGAAGGGTCTCTTTGAAGAGCACTATATCGCTATCCCCGACGAGAAAGTTGACGTGGTAGAAGGTATGGCTGACTCTATTCGTGAAATGGAAGAGCGCCTTGACGAACAGGTCAAAGCTAATGTGAAATTACAACAACGTCTTAACGAGACTGCCAAACTCAATATTCTGAACACTGTTTCAGAAGGACTTGCAGATACTCAGAAGGACAAACTCGCTGCACTCTCTGAGGGTGTTGAGTTTACTACCGAGGAAGAGTTCTCCAAGAAGGTGAAAACCATTAAGGAGTCCTATTTCAAGGAAGCAACTGTAACTCAAAGTGAAGTTGCAGACGAAACTCCAGTAGAAGGAGAGAACGCAGAGGTAACACCAGCAATGGCACAATACCTTACCGCACTCAACCACTGGAAATCCTGATAATAACTAACCCATAAATTTTTAATTCGGAGCAATTAAACAAAATGTTTAACTCAAAAGCTCTAACCGAAAAGTGGGCACCTGTTCTAGGTCATGAAGGCTCTGTTGCCATCAAAGACAATTATAGAAAGGCTGTTACCGCTGTTCTGTTAGAAAACACAGAATCACAACTACGTGAAGAGCGTGGTATGATCAACGAAGCATCCAACACTGTTGGTGCTATCGGTACAAACGCACTATCTGGTAGCGGTCTCGGTACTCAAACTGGTGGACTTGCAGGTTTCGATCCTGTAATGATCTCCCTAATCCGTCGTGCCATGCCTAACTTGGTAGCATACGACATCTGTGGCGTTCAACCAATGAGCGGTCCTACTGGACTAATCTTTGCAATGAAGTCACATTACCAAGAGAATGGCGCTGCACTACGCGCTGGTTCAGAAGCACTCTACAACGAGCCTGACACCAACTTCTCTGGTAACTCACAGGGTCCTGCAGCATACAACGACCCCGTTTCTCCTCTTGGAGACGGTGGTACTACTGATGCTAACCCTGCACTGCTTAACGACGCTACAGGCGGCGGCACAACTGCTGCTAACTACGAGCGCCAAGCAGGCAACATCGCTAGAGAAGATGCAGAAGCACTAGGATCGGGTTCAACCCTATTCAACGAGATGAGCTTCAGCATCGAGAAGACTTCTGTTACTGCAAAGACTCGTGCTTTGAAAGCAGAATACACTCTAGAACTTGCTCAAGACTTGAAAGCAATTCATGGTCTTGATGCTGAGCAGGAACTTGCTAACTTACTGTCTAGTGAGATCCTTGCTGAAATCAACCGTGAAGTTGTTAGAACCGTTTACACTGTCGCTAAGTCTGGCGCACAGAACAACGTTGCTAACGCTGGCGTATTTGACCTCGACGTTGACAGCAACGGCAGATGGTCTGTTGAGAAATTCAAGGGACTTATGTTCCAGATTGAAAGAGATGCTAACGCTATCGCGCAGCAAACTCGTAGAGGAAAGGGCAACTTCATCATCACTTCTGCTGATGTAGCTTCTGCTCTTGCCATGTCTGGCACACTCGACTATTCCTCAGGTCTAAGCGGCGCTGGTGGTCCTTCCATCGGTGAAGTTGATGACACAGGTAACCTACTTGTAGGTACAATGAACGGACGCATTAAGGTCTTTGTTGATCCTTACTCTGCTAACGTTTCTAACACCCACTACTACGTAGTTGGTTATAAGGGTTCTTCACCTTATGACAGTGGACTGTTCTACTGCCCATACGTTCCCCTACAAATGCTCAGAAGCATTGACCCTAGCACCTTCCAGCCCAAGATTGGCTTCAAGACACGCTACGGTATGGTTGCTAACCCATTCGTTGTACAGAGCAACGGCACACCTGATGCCGAGGCACTTACACACAACCGCAACCAGTATTACAGACGTGTTCGCGTTGCGAACCTCACCTGATACGGTTACGAAATCAACACAGGGACCCTACGGGGTCCCTTTTTTTGTGCTTAAATAGAAGCAGTATCTCTGAATTACTATGCCCCGTGGTAGCTTACATAAAACTGATATGCTTGCAAAGGTGTATAAATTAAAAACAGATTTATACGATGGAGTACACGACAAGAGAACAGGGCAATGGCACGATGGTGCTCATGACACTTTGAATACTGTGCTAGATATACTAAACGAATATTCGCAATGAACCAATCATTAGTATTATTGTTTTGTTTGTCACCACTAGCAGTAATTTTTATTGTAATGAAATTTGCTGTCTGGTTATCAGAAGCATCATCATTTAAATCAGAAACTGAAAGGTTAAAACGTATGCAACACGGACCATATGAAGTATGGGACGAAGAGGAGGAACTAGATGACTGGTGATTTAGATAATAAAAATATTACAGATGCTACAAACTCAGACAAAGACTGGGAAGACTTTTGGAACAATGAAGACAAACCAGACTAACTACACAAAAGAAGAAATTGATATATTAATTGAAGAAGCAGTAGAAAGAGCAGTTAGTGAAGCTAGAAAAATAGATGAAGCTTCAATGGCAAAGCATAATCGGGATGCTACTGTTATCAGTATGATCTTAGGATTTACAACTCTTGCATTATTTGTGGATGGTTTACTTCGTTTGCTTGGTATCATCCCACCGTTCATGCACATAGATGTGGACTTGTTGGATAAAGTTGTTAGTAGAGTTGAATCCGATGTTATTGACAAATTAAAACAAGTTCCTATTCAAAGAGTATTTCAACGCTAATAAATACTTATAGCTTGGGAAGTTGATATGTCTGCTGAATGGTATAAAGAACAACCTAGGAATAGGAACTTCTTAAACCCTATTGGTTATCTCCTCAAATTAGAAAAATTTGCAGGGGTAGATTTCTTTTGCCAATCAGCAAATGTTCCTGACGTACAAATGCCAACCACGGAAGTACCGACTCGTTTTAGAAACGTGCCTGTCATTCCTGGCGGTGGAGTAACGTTTGGGGATTTTACTGTGCGTTTTATTGTTGACGAAGATCTAGTCAATTATAACTCTATTCATAAATGGATGAGAGATAATGGCAATGCAGATCAGATGCAACGTACAACAAATGAGTTAGACATTTACACCAACGCACAATTACATATTGCTACTTCGCAATACAATCCAGCATTTGTTGTAGAGTTTCGGGATATATTTCCTGTATCTTTGAGTAACCTACAATTTGATGCTACAATAACTGATGTGGAATATATTACTGCAGAGGTGACATTTAAACACCAGCAGTTCTTCCTTCGTGATAAACAAATGAAATCTTTATGAATTTTGAATCTCTTCGTAATAAATTTGAAAAATTGAGAGAAGACTGGGCGGAAGATTCTGCAGTTGACTTTCAATTCAAGAACAAACAGTATAGCACAGATCTGGGACAACTCGCTTTAAACATCCCTTTCCAACACAATAAATACTTAAACCATTACACTGACATCTCACAGATCAAAGCTTCACTTGAATTTGAGATCCGTAAATTGGTTAGGGAAAAGCGCGAGTATTACTCTGGAGAGGCAGACGCCAAAATCTACGCCGCTAAACCATTTGGATCAAGCATTAAGACTTCCGAGAAAATGAAAACATACCTTGAGAGTGATGATGAGATCATCAACCTTGAGGCAAAAATCAAGTATCTAGATCAGATGTTGTACTGGTTGGATCAAGTCATGCGTCAAATTTCTAATAGAGGTTTTCAGGTCAAGAGTGCCATTGAGT